ACCTGATGTAACAAAGGGATTATTTAAAAGACCGGGCAGTAAGCGTATTGGTACAAGTCCTCTATCCTCAGTTCAAAGTGGCGGTTCGTGGTTTCACTACTATCGTGATGAAACAGAAGGATCTTACATAGGACAGATAGCAGCTGATGGTCAGGTCAGAGTATGGCGTTGTAGTGATGGCACACTAATGACCACAGCTTATGGTACAGGCGGGCAGACAGCTTTAACAAACTATCTAGCTACAAGCACACCAGAAAATTTACAGTTTTTAACTATCAATGATACTACTATTGTAAGTAACAGAGATACTACTAACTCTAATACAGCTGTAGGTACAACAGGTACAACACCAGCTAGACCAGATACCCACTTTGCTTTTCTCGAACTTATGAGAACAGAGAATGGTAGGCAGTACGGTATTAATATATATAATACAGAAGGTAGTTTAACTACATTAACACGAGCTACACGTATTAAAATTAATAGTGATACACTTAACGAAGCTGATGGTTCGGGAGACTGTCCCGGTATAGGTACAGAAGTATTTAGTGTAGACTCTGGTAGTAAAACAAACTTAATATTTAGAATTAATACTCTAGGTCAGCAAGGTGTTAGCCCTAACTATAGTGCTAGTGCTAACGGTGCTGGTGGTAATAACTACAGATGTAGCTACCAACGTGATATTGTTTTACTACATGGTGGTGAAGGATGGGTTACAGGAGATACAACTACTGTAACTATGCAAGGTTTTAACTATACCATACGTGTTGAAGATCATGAATCTACTACTATTAAAGCTAACTTAGGTCTTATAAGACCAGAACCAACACCGTTTGACGCTGATACAGCTGTAACTGGTGATACTATAATAGGCGGTATTATTGCAGATTTACCAGTTGGTATTACTGCACGTACTATTGGTACAGGTATGTATTTATCTAGTGCTAATGCCTTTAACGTAGAGGTAGTAGAAGAAGATCTGATGCGAGTCATGCAAAGTTCTGTTAACGATGTTACTAAACTTCCTAATCAGTGCAGGCATGGATACGTAGTCAAAGTATCTAACTCTAGAATGTCAGATGAAGACGACTATTACGTACGTTTTGAAGGAGAAAATGATAAAGATGGTAGTGGATCATGGACAGAATGTGCAAAACCGGGAATAATATTAGGGTTTGACACTGCTACTATGCCTATAATTATACAACGTACAGCTACTACAACCTTTACTGTTAGCCAATTTACGTATCAAGATAGAACTGTAGGAGATGATTTAACTAATCCACTACCTAGTTTTAATGGTGCACGTATAAATAAGGTACTATTCTTTCGTAATAGATTAGCATTTCTGTCAGGAGAAAATGTCATACTATGTCGACCCGGCACAGTAGGGCTACCAGACTTTTTTATAGAGTCAGCTTTGACAGTATCAGCTTCAGACCCTATAGATATATCCGCATCTTCGATGTTTCCATCAGAACTATTTGATGGTATAGAAATTAACACAGGTCTTATAGTATATAGTACAAACCAACAGTTTTTATTATCATCAGATGACACAGTACTAAACCCTGATACAGCTAAACTGCGAAGTATAGCTACATTTAACTATAACAAAGCAATTCCTCCTATATCTCTTGGCACAACTGTAGGTTATATAGATAACTCTAACAAGTTTAGTCGATTTAATGAAATGGCTAGTGTAGCTAGAGAAGGAGAACCAAGTGTAGTTGAAGTAAGTAAGATTGTACCAACACTATTACCTAAAGATATTGACCATATAACTAACTCAAGAGAAAACTCTATAGTATTGTTTGGAAAAACTGGTACTAATATAGTATTTGGGTACAGGTATTTCCAAGTTAGTGAAAAGCGTACACAAGCTGCATGGTTTAAGTGGACATTTAAGAATAATTTACTATATCATTTTGTTATAGACGATGAATATTTCTTTTTAGATGCTGATTACTACTTACAAAGTGTTAAGTTAGTACAATCAGACGATGATCCTAGCCTTACTTCAGCAGATGGTATAAATTTTCAATTACATTTAGATAACCATACTACAGTCAGTGGTGGTGGTTATGATGCTGCAACTAATCTAACTACATTTAGTAATGTTAGTTGGTTGTCCAGTGTTACAGGAAGTACTTCTAATTTAGTAATCATTGATGAAGGTGGTACACCAGCTCCTACTGATGGACAAGGCAGATATGCTCCATGTACAGTCTCAGGTACAAACTTTACTGTACCCGGAAATTGGCAAGGAATAACAGTTACAATAGGTTACATATATGAATATAGTGTTAAGTTTCCTAGAATCTATCCTACATCACAAAAATCAGAAGGTGTTAGATCCGATGTAAACTCATCTCTGATTATACATAGAGTCAAGTTTCACTTCGGTAAAATAGGTCTATACGAGACTACACTAGAACGTATAGGTAAAGCAGATTATACTGAGGTATATGAGTCTACAATTATGGATGCTTACGATGCGTCCAGAGGACCATATTTAGAAGAGTACATTAAGACTGTACCAGTATATGAAAAGAATATGAACGTAGATATAACACTTAAATCATCTCACCCTGCCCCAGCTACATTACGATCAATGTCATGGGAAGGTGACTACTCACCCAGATTTTACAGACGTGTCTAATTACATACACCCAATCACAACTGAGGCTGCCCTAGAGGTGGCCTCCAACCTACGCTCAGACGACTTCAGAGAGGTCACAGAAGGTCATGGGCTAGATCCTATTACCTTCCTACCCTTCGTCGCTCAAGAGGGCTCTGCTGTGTATTTCACAGTACCAGACGGCAAGACTGCCGGACTAGCCGGAGTAGGAGAAGGCGGAGTAATCTGGATGTTATGTACACCAGATATACAACGCTATCCAATCACATTTGCGAGAGAAGCCAAACGGTATGTCGATAGCCGTGACGAGCCACTTTTGTGGAACATAGTAGACTGTAGAAATACAGTACATTTAAAACTGTTAAAGTTTTTAGGGTTCAAGTTCTTACGTAAAGTAACTCATGGACCAAACAATTTACAATTTATAGAATTTTGCCGTGTGCGTAGACGCTAATGCAGGGGCTAGAGCCGCTGCTAGAGAACGAGCCAGACAGAAAGACGCTCAATTTGCTATTAAGAAATTACAATTCTTTAACAAAGAAGTAAGTCTTTCCAGAGCTCAAAACAGAAACATTATGGGTTACAGTCGTGACCTAAGTGATGCTTACGTCCGAGCTGTATTTCAGCAAGGTAAAGGTAGACTACAATCCCAAGCTTTAGTTGCTAAATATTTAGGATCTAAAAAGTTTAGTCAAGGAGGTAGGTCTACAAAATATGGAAAGAAACAATATTTAAACATGCTGCGAAAGCAAGCTGAAATAGAAGGAGTAGTGGGCAACCTATATGGTCGAAACATGGCTCTTGCTAGAACAGGTGCAAGACGTAGATTCCAAGCTCAAGATGCTATGGCTAGACAAAAACTAGGTGTACCAGCAGCTTACGGTGCTCCAGTTATGATGCCTCCAACAGATAGATTGACAGGTGCGTTACAGGTAGGAAGTCAGATAGCAAGTATAGCGTCTGGTGGTATGAGTGCATTTAGTACATTTAAAGACCTACAAAATAGTGACATTAAACTAAAAGAAAATGTAGAAGAAGTTGGTGTATCACCACAAGGTTACAAAATCTACGAGTTTAACTATATAGGTGGAGACGTAAGATTCCGTGGAGCTATGGCTCAGGATGTTCTTAAGAAAAATCCAATGGCTGTAGGTATAGATCAAAACCATCTAACCGTAGATTATGCACAGATAGATGTTAACATGGAGGTAGTATGAGTTCATTTACTAACTTAGTAGGTACACCCAGAGACGCCTACAGTATAAGCAAAACTAACTACCTACAAACAGATGCTGACTTAGAGCCAGCGATGGAAAAGAAAGGCGAGGATGCTATCAAAGATAGAAAACTCCTTGCCGATCAGATGGTAGAAATAGAACAGCTAAAAGCCAAAGCCGGGGATAAAAGGCTTGCAGCTATAAGTTCTATTATAGGTGATGTAGACAATATAATGAAAGTAAGAAAAGCTGTTGAAACACGTAAAAGAGATCAGGCAGACGATAGAATCTTAGCTCAAAAAAGTCGGTCTAAGATTTTACAAGCAGCTCTTAACGGAAAAGATGTAGAAGACTTTAAATTTCAACAGTTTATACTTAATGCTGATGATCCAACTATGGAGTCAGTAGATGCTGGTAGACATTTTGTAGATGCTAACGCTATAGACGAAGATCTTGACCAAACTCTAACTCGCTATGAAAATAATATCGCAGTCTTAAATGATGTAGGTATGCAGTTAGGAACAGGCGAAGCTAGAAGTTATGCTGAGTTTGAAGAAAAAGCAAAGCAAGTTAAAACATCTATGTACGATACTCTATATCTAAACTTGCTAATTAGCGGTGTAGATATAGATAATGCTAGAGTCGAGAATCAAATTTTTGATAGGTTACACGATAAGGTAGAAAAGACTATAGGTACTATGCGAACTAAGTTTGGTTACAATTATGAAACTAAATTTAACGAAGAGCAAACTAAAATACTTGATAAAAAACTTATTAAGACTGTAGAAGGTGCAAACAAAACTTTTACTAATACAGAAACTAATCAAGAAGAAATTTTAGATGATAGTTTTTGGGGTGAAAATGGTTTTGTTGAACAGGTTGCAGCAGCTAAAAATATAGCACTGCCAGAAGCAGCAGATTATGCTGTAGAAAGAATAGCAGCTTTAGTTGACGATGGTCTCATAGAACCATACGAAGCTCGTGCTATATATGAAACTATACCTTTTTATGCTAAAGGTGGTAAAAAGTTTAAAAACTATACAGAATGGGTTGAGACTCTAAAAGAAGGTAGTGAACCTAGACGTAGAGCTCAGGCTAGAATTGATAATTTAGGTGCTAAAATAGCTGAATTAGAAAATGCTAAAAATGCAGAACGTAAAGCTATAAACAAAGCTGACGTTAATAGATTCTATGAAAACAGAGCTTTACCTTTAATTGAAGATAATAAAGAAAACGGTATCATAGGTCTAGAAATATCACAAGCTGGTGCTTTACTGAGTGAATTAATTAACTCTGATATGTTTGTCGTTGGAGAAACTGAACAAACAGAGGGTTATAAAAAACTACTAAAAGCAGCTAGCATGGCAGAAACTGGTGGTACAGCTGATAAAAACGTATATCAAAACCAACAGTATGCTACAGATGTAAATGACTACGAACTGATAATTAAAAAGTTAGTTAGAAGGACACAGAGCCAAGATGGTGATGTTGATAAACTTACTGATGAAGGTGATCTAAAAGCTCGTAGAATGTTCTCTGCATTTAAAAGTGAATTTTATGGTGTAGATAATAAAAACATAGATAACTTTGAAGTAATGTTAGCTGCTGAGGAAATAACCTTAGACGGATATATGTCTGGTATTAAGGATAAATTAGAAGCAAATCATACAGATTACGATGCACCTACAGGAGCTACACGATTAAGTGAAACTAACTTACAAGCCTATCAAAAACTACAAACTGAACTAAGTAAAAATGGTAGTTTATTTGCTACTCCGTCTCCTATGAAAGGTGAGCCTGTAGATAGATTGCTTGACTTTGTTACAAATCCGAGTGCTAACCAATCATTGTTACAATATTACGAAGGTTTAAAACCACGTATAGTTACTGATGAAGGTATAAAGTTATTAACTGGTACACAGGCAGTATATTATAGAGCCAGACTTTTAGGTATACAAGATCCAAATACATTACTTCCTAATCCTGAGTCTGAGTGGTTAGATTTACCAGACCAAAATGATTTAAACGACAAGCCGAATGATACTAAAACATATATCCACATGAATTACGATGAACAAAGAAACATGAAAAACTTTCTTGATGTTTTAGCTAAGAAAAATGGAGACGATGATAAGTATACCGGCACTCGTGGTGGTCAAAAGTTTGGACGTGATGGTTTAACAGGTTTAACAGCTCGTCAAGTTTTAGATATAGCTGAAAGAGGTGGTACTGATTTTGGACGTTATGGTTTTAAACGAGAAGCTATTATAGAATTATTAGGTGGTGAAAAACCAATGGTGAATCTTAATACTAGATTTACAGAAGACTTACAAAGCTACCTAGTACTAGCACGTATGCGTCAAAAGGCAAACAGACCTAATGCAATACGTGGTGCTATAACAGAAGATACAAAAGATTACAGGCGACTAACTAATTTATCAGCAGAAGAAATAACAGCTGTAAATGAGGTATTTCCTAATCTTTTAAAAGTACCTATGAATCAATTTCAAAACTTACAAGCTGATGTAGCTAAAACTATTATTAGTGATATAGAGAAAGCACAGGCAATCACAGCAGGCAAGAAACAAAAAGCTATGATAGCAGAGCAAGTAAGACAGAAGAAAACTAAGAAAGAACTAAGAAGCGGAGAACTAAAAGTAAAACCAGAAGTTAAGCCACCTGAGACTATGGAAGAATTACTTGAAGTTCCAAGCGTCAAGTTATCAAGATCAAAGAGGACATTTTAAATGACTGAATCTGGACCACAATATGGAGTGGACGAACAGGCTCTCGGGATAGCTGCTGATAAGACACAAGAGTTTATTGATGAGTTACAACAACAAGAACAAGCACGTCAATCAGTAGAGCGAGAAGTCACACAAGAACAAGAAGAAGCTTCAGCAGAAGTAGACGATCCCAGAAACTCCGAAAGGTGGGGAGCTAAAGCTTTAATAAAAGAGGGTCAGTCCATTCTATCCGGTGGTTTACAGGATACTGCATCCTCACTTGCAACATTTCCTGAGCGTACAGCAGATGCGTTATCAGGTGAGATGCAACGTCAACGTCAAGAAACTGGTGAATATAAACCAGACTGGACACCATTCAACTCATACGATAACCCCATTGAAACTAAAACATGGTGGGGTAAACAACTGCGTGGATTGGTACATTTTGGATCTCTGGCAGCTGGTAGTATACTAGCAGCCAAAGGTGCAGCCGCTACAGGTGTTGTATCTATACCAGCTGGATTAGTTGCTATAACTAAAGCTAACTTTGTACGAGGAGCAGCCGTTGGTGCTGTTTCTGACCTTGTATCTAAAGAGTCAGACGAACAGAACGCATTAGGTGCACTTCGTGACAGATATGGCTGGGCAGATACACCTTTATCTACAAAGGATACTGACCACCCTGTTATAATGAAGATTAAAAACATTGTAGAAGGTATGGGTTTCGGTCTATTTTTTGATGGACTAGCTTACACACTTAAAAGAGGTGGAGATACAGCTATTACACAAATTACTAAACGTAACAAAAGTGTTAAAGACCAGACAGTAGAAGCTGGCGTAGCACAGTTACGTAGAGGTGATGAACAGTTTAGAGCAGATAAAAATGCACCGTTAGCACAACCACATCAAGGTGCTCACGTATCACAAACTGATGTACCTACCGCACGTGAACAACTAAAACGTACACGTAAAGAATGGGGAGCTGAAGAAGGCTCTACCGGTTCTGTTACTACACCAGTAGAACGTGAACGTATAGCACAATACGGTGGCACAGATGAAGAAACTGTAGAGCGTGTAATGCGTGACTTATTTAGTAGTGATAAACTTGATAAAGAGTTAAAAGCTTTTAAAGGTGATTTTAAAAAACTAGCTGAAAAATATGATGATGCTATTCAAACACACCAACAAGTAACAAGTGGTAGAAATGCAGCTGAAATGTCATCAGAAGAGTATCTTAAAGATTTTATAGATAATAAAAAACGAGTACTTGATGAAGATATAATTCCTCCAGAAGAGGTAATTGCAGCTGATCTTGTTATGGGTACATTATTAAGACAGTTAAGAGATACAGGAATTGCAGCACGTGAAATATCTGATATAGTTGATGTACTTGATGTAGATGGTCCAGCAAAGCAGATTGTAGATACAATGCTTATGCTTACTTACGAAACTAAAAAATCTAGGTATGTATTATCAGACGCATTTAAGTCATTAGGTGCTGGTAAAAAAGGCAAGCAAGCTTTAGAAGAAGCAGTACAAGGTGAAGTAGCTGATGCCAGAGAATCTATTATGTCTATTTTAAAAATTACAAAAGACAATAAAGATGACGATATGTTAAATGCACTGTTAGAAGCATTTTCTATGATGGATAATGTTAATACAGTTGAAGACTTTAACAAATGGGCAAGAACAGTTATAAAAGGTGGTAAACTAAATGATGCTGACATTGATCGGACTGGTGCTCTTATACGAGAACTAGAAGGTGTAATGACAAACAGTGTACTTAGTGGACCTAAAACTCCTGTTCGAGCAGTTATGGGTACAGCTAGTGCAACATTCTTACGACCAGTAGCTACAGGTTTAGGTGCTCTTATTAGATTACCTTTTGATGGTGATGCTTCTACAGTTCGAGCTAGTCTTGCATCCATTAACGGTATGCTAGAAGCTATACCAGAATCTTTTACAATATTTAGAACTAAATTAAATTCTTACTGGAAAGGTGACTTAGCTACTATAAAAACTAGATTCTCTGAATTTAGTCGTGGTGACGAAAACTGGGAACTAATGCGTAGATACTATGAAGATAGTGGTATGGCATCTGACGGAGACGTAGCTGCATTTAGACTTGCTAATATAGCTAGATCTATGAACGACAGTAACTTTTTGTCATACTCTACTAAGATTATGGCTGCTACTGATGATGCGTTTGCACACATACTTGGTCGTGCTAAAATGCGTGAAAAAGCTATGCGTAATGTATTAGATCAGCAAGGTAATGGTATACAAACACCTAAAATTACTAGAGAATTGATGCAGGCATATGAAGATGACTTTCAAGCACAGGTCTTTGATGCTCAGGGTAATATAGTAGATGAAGCAACTAAGTTTGCACGTCAAGAAGTAACACTAACACAACCTTTAACAGGCTTTGCAAAAGGTTTAAACGATATATTTACAGCAACACCTTTAGTTAAACCATTTTTTCTATTTGCTAGAACTGGTGTAAACGGACTTGCTTTAACGGGGAAGTATACACCGGGTTTCAACTTTCTTGTAAAAGAATTTAACGACATAGCTTTAGCTACCATTGATGACATGGGATCAGTTAGTAAGTATGGTATATTTACACCAGAAGAACTAGCTAACGCAAAAGCTTTACAAACAGGTAGATTAGCTATGGGTTCTGGAGTAGTCTTTATGGCAACACAGGCATGGATGCGTGGTGATCTAAGTGGTAATGGACCTGTAGATAGAACTCAACGTAGAGCATGGATAGATACTGGATATGATCCACGTACTATAAGATTAGGTGCTGTACGAGTAGGTTATGATTCATTTGAACCATTTAACCTTATTATGTCTACTATAGCTGACGTAGGTGATGCAAGTCAACTTATGGGAGAAGAGTGGACAGAACAACAATTACAAAAAATATCATTAGTTGTAGCACAAGCTGTAACAAGTAAATCTTATTTAGCTGGTATACAATCTTTTGTTGATTTACTAGCTGGTAGACCCGGACAGGGCGAACGTATAATAGCAGCTTTTGCTAACAATACAGTTCCTTTAGCTGGTTTACGTAACGAACTAGGTAAACTTTTTGTACCTCACATGAGAGAGATTAACTCAGGTGTATATCAATCAATACGTAACAGAAATA